GCACTAGATGTTTTCTGGTCCTTTGTCATCGAAGCGGCGGCCGCTGCGGGACGGCAGGCAGGATAAGGACGCTTGCCCTTCTCGCCTTCTATTCTACCACATTCTTTGCCAGTTTTGACATCTCGCCAGTCTTCAGCGAACCATTTTCCAAGGCCGCCGCCAGACGCTTTATTTACGCGATTATCTTCACCAGACCATCTACCGCCATGCTGTTTATACCATTTAGAAGCCCATGCATTGGCATAGGCAGAAGGATAAACATCAAACTTGGCGCGGGCCGCGGCTTTTGCACGGGCCCAAAGACCGGAATTTTGAGGTTTAGCCGCCATGCTAACAATCCCACTTGCGCAGTGATTTGTTGATACGGCTATTTGGATCTGCAGCGGCGGCGGCGCCTGTCAGCTTCTTCTTCACGCCGGTCATCCGGGCGCAAAATGAAGAGCGACGAGAGGCGGCTTTATCACTTTTAGCTGCCTGTTCTTTCGATACAGGCGGCTTCAAGTTCATGCCTTCGCGTTTTGCCGAAGCGCGGCCCTTCGCATTGAGACCACCTTCTGGATTTTTACCAGCAGATCTTTGCCAAGCCGGCGTCTTCGCCATAACGAATCTCCTGAAGAGAGCGGGGGCCGTTAAGCCCCCGCGTCTTTATTAGTAAGGCTTCGGCGTAGCGCCACGCGGCGAACCGCTGTGAGCAGACGAGAAGACGCCGCCGCCCGTAGCGCGAGCAGGCTTCTTGCCTTTCGCAGCTTCAGAGAAGACCTTGCCGCCCTTTTTCATGCAGCTACCGCCCTTTTTGAAGCCGTTGGTGCCGGATTTCGCCGACTTGACGACCGCCGGGCCGTCCTGACCTTCATAAAAACCCATGATGATCTCCTATTACGACGGGTTGACGGCCAGACCAGAGGTCGCGGCAGTCGGAGGAGCGTTATCGACATACGAGTTCGCAAGCGCGCCCGCATCGCCCCATTTCGTGGCGCCAACGGCCGTGCAGTTGTTGAACACAAGGCTACCGCCAGCGGCAGCATTGAGGTTCGCAACCGCGCTGATCGTCGTCGAGGTCGAGTCAACAGCGTTGTAGAACATGCACGCTTGGAACTTGTTCCAACGGTCAATCGCGCCAGCAGCCGAACCAAGGATCGCGACCGAATTGGCCGACGACGTCATGATCGGGAAGTCGCAATTGATGAACTTGTTGCGCGGCGTGGCCGAAGCAAACTCAAGGTTCGCGTTCGCGACCGTGCGCGTAACAGTGTCCTGACCGATGGTGCAGCCAACGAACGTGTTCTCGCCCGTGCCCATGACCTTCAGCGCGCGAGCGCCGGTGCCCTGAGCCGAAGCCGTGTCTTCGAAACCGCCGAACTGCACACTATCGTAATAGTTGCGGCCGCCGTTTTCGATCCACGTCACCTGCGAGGCGTTACCCGTCGAGAAGCCGGCAAAGACGGAGAAGTTCGCAAAGATACAGCCAGAGGCCGTAACATTGAACATATTGCCGCTGTTGCCGAACGTCGCAGCCGTGTAGGTGCCCGTCGGAGGCGCGAAACGAGCGCGATTCGAAACGCCGGTCGGCGCCGTCACGCCAATCAGATGCGTTGCGTTTTTCGCCCAAGTGATCGTGCCAGTCGTCGCAGACGACGTGACAGACTGAGCAAGAGCCGTCGACATGCGGGCAGTGCCGCTCGTCGAGCCATTGCCAATCAGAACGATGACATCGTTGTTGCCAGCGGTCGCAGCAGCATAAGCCGCATAGATCGTCTGGAAAGGCGTTTCCGGCGAGAGGCCGTCATACGCATCCGAACCAGCGGCCGGATCAACGAAGAAATAGGTGCCAGTCAGCGGCAGACCGCCGATGGTGCCGAGAACCGGAACACCAAAAGACGTAATGCCATTCGGGAAGTTAGTAAGGGCCATGTTGGCGCCTCCTTAGTTTAGAGAACGAACCGAAGGATGTCCCTGCGGGTCGGAGTGGTTATCAAGATAATCGGCAGCTTTTCGGAGGATCTTTTGATCATCTTTAAGCTTACCAATACCTGTATTGCAGTCTGAGCACAGCAATCCGCGTCCCTTCATAGTGCCCTCCGGTGTTCTTTTGAGAGATACACCGGAGGACTATTGCTGCCAATCTATTGTAGCTTAACGTAACCTATTGATTACGTTGGAGTGCTACCATAGATACTTCTCCAGTTATAATAGCCGAAGCTATAACGCTCGTAACCTTTAACCAGAAGGTTATCGGTCACAAAGTCGACCTGCATATCGGTCTCGAACTTAACGCGCTCCATGTAGGAGAGACCGTCAATGTTCGTGAGCAGGAACCAGCCACGCGAATTGGTCAAGAAGTCGTTGACCATGTAGCCTTCCGGCAGACCGCCGGCAGTCATCATGATGGCGTTGACGTCGTTGTTCGCGGTGCCGGGACGCAGTTCCGTCTTCGTCAGACGGATTGCAGTCGGCTCCAGAGCCGGCGGCACAACGAGACGACGACCACGCGCGAACACCTTCAGACCAGCCTGATCTTTGAAGTTCGTGCGGATGGCAATCATGCCGTTAAGCAGCGACGACTCGTTCAGGTCGACCTGAACCAGCGGCGTATTCGCAACCGTGCCACCGTCAATCGGATGGCTGTAGTTGAGAAGCGAAACGCCGTCGCCGCCGACAGACGCATTATACGTCGTCGCCGTGTTCAGGACGTTCGCGCCATAGATTTCCTTCGTCTGCTGGAAAGATTCCATCAGGCCAAGGTTCGACGGCATAAACTGTGTCTTATACAGGTTATCGTCGATGGCCTTACGAGTGATCGCATAACCAAGAGCAATTTCGACGTGCTCCTGATTATAGACGTAACGCTCGCCGGCGCTGTTATCGAACGCCGTCTGGCCGCCTTCAGTCTTCAGCTGGGCAAGACCCAAGAAGCGCATTTCCGCAGTGCGCTCAAGCGCCATTTTGGAATCATGCTTCGTAAAGATCTTGTCATACTGAGACGGGATCATCTCGTATTTGCCTTCGATCCCGCGGAGGCCGGGGAGCAGAAGGTCTTTAATGGCAGAGAGATTAACAGCCATAGTTGCCTACTCCCCTTAGCTGATGCCCGTCTGAGCGCCGTTAGCACGGGCCAGCGAGTCGTTGAACTGCACAATCACAAGATTGTAAGCAGCCGTAATGTCGGTGCCATTGGCGCCGGGCGGGTTAGCGACAACGTCGACAACGCGGAACGGGAGCGTAGCAGCCGTGCCGGGCGATTCGACATAGGCGCCAGAAATGCCGGAAGCGGCATTGCCCGAACCCATGTTGACGTCGATGTTCTGGCCGATCTTGTCGAAGCCGACATTCGTGCCGCCAGCCTGAACGAGGAACTTCGCGTTCGGGTCGTTGATGACATAAGCCTCAACGTCCTGCGAGGCGTCGCTGCCCGGCCAGTAGTTCGACCAAACGATGCGCTTCTGCGACGTCGAAAGGTATTTAACGCCAGCAAGAATGCCGGCCGTCGAGACCGTATTCGCGGGGTTATAAACCTGAATGTAGCCAGTCGCAGCGCCGGTGACGGGCTGAACGGGATCGCCGAAGTAAATCGGGGTAGCGTAGTCTTTATCAATGGTCATCGTGACCTGCTCATACGTCGGAGCAGATCCGGTGCCCTGATATTGACGGAATCCAAAGGGGCTGTTAGTGTTCGCCACGATGGTTCTCCTTCAAGGGGAGGCTCATCATCGCGCACCGGGGCGATATGGTAGCCGGGAAGTGTTTGCGCTCCACGCCGGGGGAGCAGTGCCTATTAGGCTGGTCGGATTATATACTTAATAAAGAGAAAATCAAATGCCTGTAAAAACTTCCGCTATTTCGTCTATTGAATGGATGAAAGATCAGCTTGATTATTGCCCCGTCACAGGGATTTTTAAGTGGAAGGTCAATAAAAAAGGCCATGTAAAAGCAGGCATGGAAGCCGGCGCAACTCACTCGAAAGGCTATAAAACAATTCGAGTGTATGGCGTTGATTACTTGGCGCATAGATTGGCATGGGCATTTTTTTACGGAAGCATATCTGAAAAAGAACAGATAGATCACATAAATT